ATCATCATAACTTATTATCCCCAGGTTCAAAAATCACGATACTCATCGCGATATTTATGTTGAAAAAAAAAAGTTCATCCGATTCATTGTGAAAAAAGTCCGAAAAATTTGGATACCCCCCCCTTTTGGGTGGATAGATTGGATATGTTGAATTTGTCATTCAAAATTAAATTATAAAAATAGTTTCTCCCCGTTGTTGCTTGCTTCAATCTTCTCGCGCGATATTGTCCTTGTGTTGCTTGCGTTTGGGGTGATTAAATAGATGATGAATTTAAGTTCTGTACTTACAGCCTACAGCTCTAGGTTGCCAGAGCGCAAGCTCTCAGTACTTACCTACACGAATTTAACCCGCCTACGCTTATCCTCAATGATATTAGCCATATCAATACCTTCTTTCCTTCTTCTCCTACAAAAATCTTTTTTTATATGCACTTATATTCTTTTCAATATTTGGACTATCACCCCAGAGGATAAAACGACTAAGCGAACCAGCATTCATTTTATTCCAATTCTCACCAAGTGCTTTATGTCTCTTAATATAATTCTTTCGTTTATTCTTATCCTCGTGGTCAATATAAGTACTTCCATTTTTTGCACCAAACTGTATTGTTTGTTTCTGTCCCGTTTTATCTGTGATGATTGCCTTAAGGCGTTTATTCTTACTGTTTGATTTTGTTATATTTAATTCCATTCTAAAAATATATATTCACTAATAATATAAAGAAAAAGATGGACACCGCGATAAAGTTAAATTTTCATTTAAAGTATGATTTAAAGAAGAAAGAATTTATACAGTACTTCAGAGAGAAGTTATCAAATATTGATGTAGACGCAAATATACAAGACATCTTGATTTTATTAATTCAAAGCGCCGAAGATCATTTTTACAAGAAGGATAAGAAGCTTGGACATCTGAAACTTCAAGCAGTTATAGAGACAATAAAACAATTGCTTAAAAGACCACTTGATGATAAGCAGTTATCAGGAATGATTGATTCAATTGTATTAAATCAAGATATTAAAAGAACTGTATTTTATATTCGTTGGTATAAATACATTAAGGCTTATTTTTGTAAGACAAATTAAATCGAACATAACTTTTTTTATTTTAGATAATCTTTTGTTTAAACCATTCATTTACTCAAGTCAATTTTATCAATCAAGTACAATCATTCAAGCAGTAGTTAAATTTGCTGCACTCCATCCTCATTTGATTCTGTTGTTGTCTTTGCTTGCTTGAGTTTTCTTAATTCTCGACGTCTTGCATTGATATGCTCTTTATTCTGTTCATAATATTGCTTGTGGAAGGTTTTTTGACGCTCTTCATTTTTTTCACAGTAATCCTTCAAATATTGTTTAAAGTATTCCTTATTCACTTCATGATATTCTTTAGATGTTCGAGTAGGAATAATTTTATTTAAAGTTGATTTTAGTTGTTCGATGTGTTCACGTTCGAGTTTACAGAGCTCTTGTTTCGTCGTGCATCCTGATGCTTTACAAATCTCAATCATTTTCCAATTATCCCATCCACCATTGTTCCGAATAAATTTATATACGTGTAAGTTGTGATTTTCACCTTTTGGATTGGTGCAGTGGTACTTGTGTGTACATTTCCGTTTAATAAAGTTCGTTGTTGAACCAACATAACAATCTTCAATCGTAATATCATTGCAAACAATGCGATAAATAACAGCGTTATCAAATTTCATTTTTATTCCTTTTTATTCTTTATTCTTCTAAAGTATAATCTACGACTTTCTTTAAGTTCTAAATAATTCTACACTAATCCCATGAAATAAGAAAATCACCGTGTTGAATGTTGATTCCAACACTCTCTTTTTTTGTTGGTGGTCGAATCACAATGTTATAATTAATAAGTTTTTCTTTCATCTCATTATATAATGCTTGTTTTCGGTTTGAATATTCTTTTTGATATTCTAATTTCTTCTCGCGATTTTCAGCGTAATAATTCTTGAACTTACCAATGTTTTTAAAATAGTAATTATCCATTTATAATCTCTCTTATAAATATAATATATAAAAAAATGGCCGTTAAGACAAAATTAAACAAAAAGAAAACGATTAAGCAAAAGCAAAAGCAGAAGCAACAGCAATCTGTGATTGTGAAAATTGACCAATCAAGGCATGTCGTCCAGCGAAAGAAAGAACCAAAACCACCAGTAATAAACCAACAACCGACACCAATGAATATAATGATTGCACCACCACCACAATTATCAATAAGCGATGCAATGAGGCAACAACAACCACGATTTACTTCGCAGCAAGAACAACAAGCAAGACAACCAATAGCACAAACCACAACAAGACCACAACAAACATTACAACCTAATACAACTGTTGATTTCGTTGAAGACGTTCCTATTATTGCACGTGATATCTTGGTGGGTTCTGATGTACCACTAACATCGGCAACACGTTTAACAGCTAAATCGTTAGAACAACATAATTTTAAAGAGTCACGAAAAGAAGGCGAGGAATTACAAGACCGTGGAATAACTCAAAATACTCTGCTATCAACTCCTAACCGATTTGCTGCGCTTGCTTCAAGTGATGAAGATGAGAAAGAACCAGAACAATCATCACCAATCCAACCAATAACTCCCCAAAAAGCAAAAACACCCAAGAAAGCAAGAACTCCCAAAAAATCACAAACACCAAACAAACCAGCTCCGGAAAATGACGACGAAGTAGAACGGCTTGAGCTTCCTCCATTGATTCTTCCCAGCCCAAATATTCTAGATGCCAACATGATGATAGGTATGTTACTTAAAAGAGATGACCTTAAACAATATGAAAGAAAGTATTTAACATATCTTAAAAACAGACCTAATTCAACATCTATCACAAAATCTCTAAGGGAAATATATCAGAAGCGAATAAAATAAAGCAAGGAAACGAGCCACCCGTTCCGGGATATGCCTCTGCCCGGTTCCTTTGCAAAACCTCCAGGCTTAAAAATAAATAAATCAATAAAAAAAATCTCACACAATATAAGAGATAAAATTAAAATGAAAGTATCCAAAGAACTACAACAAAAGAATTCTGACATTAGCCTGGAAGGTTCGCAAGGAAACCGGACAGAGGTTTCCTGCCCTGAATTGCAAATACTTGAATCGAAACCTATTGAAGTCGAATCATCAGACGATGAAATTGAAATAATCAACAAGCCCAAAAGGGTACTAAGCGAAAAGCAAAAAGAAGCGTTAGCAAACGCAAGAGAAAAGCGCAAGGTCAATATTCAAACTAGAAAAGAAGAAAAGCAGAAGATACAAGAACAACAAAAAAAAGAAACAGAGCAGAAAATTGTTAAGAAAGCAATCGCAATCAAAAAGAAGCAAATTAAAATGGAATCTCTTGTAAATTTGACACCGGATGAAGAAGAAGCTTACGACGAGCCAGTAAAAACACCAGTCCGAAAAACACCAGCACCATCAAGAAATCCACCTAAACAACCTGAACCGGTAAAGCCTAGTCTATTATTTGTTTAATTTAATTATTTTTATAAATTAATTTTCTTTGATAATATTAAGAAAATATCGAAATGTTTGATTTATATTCATGTATGGAACGTAAAAACTATTCGCTTGATATGGTAGAATACTTGAAAAAAGATGACCTTGATAAATTTGATATATCGCGAATCCCTGAAGTGGTGTCCCCATCATTGAATTTCAATGTACCAGAGACATATATTTTTTACATTAATTATAACAAAGACAAGATAAGCAATGAGGAACGTGAACACTATTTACAAATTGCGAAATCATTAAAAGAAGAAGAGAATACACTTATTGAGCAAGCATTAACAAAGCTCACATTAAAATCTAACTAAAATGTAAATATGAGCACCTATAAAGACTCAATACAAATCCTTTTAAATTCTCAATTTGCGACACAGTACAAGAATGGGAATTTACTTTCAAACGTTTATTTTTCGTTTCCATCTTTGTTGGTGGACGACCCATCAATAATATATAAAACAATTTCAATTTCCAACTGTCAAATTCCTGTGTCATATTATATTATCAATGAGTACAATGATATATTATATTATAAAATAGGCTCTGGAACAACTCAAACACTATCAATCACTCACGGAAATTATAACGCCACGACGTTCATCACGCAATTCAAATCACAAATGGGCACTGGATGGGATGCATCAATAAACAAGCTTACCGGGATATTAACATTTACATATACATCATCGTTTTCATTCCTTGTTAATTCATCATTGTTCTCAATTATCGGCTTTTCAAATCAAACGTACACCTCAACGGGATTAATTCTTAACGCTCCAAATCTCGCGGATTTCTCAGGAATAAGAAACATTGCAATTCGGTCATCTGTATTATCATTGACAAATAGAGACTGTAAAACGAATTCATATTCACAAAATATCCAAATCATCCCTGTTAATCAGCCGGCTTATGGAATAATCAAATTTGAAAACATCGCAAATTTTAGCTGTATTTTAAATAATAAACACATTGATGGATTTGATATTCAACTAATCGATGATAAAGGAAATTATGTCGATATGAATTCGTGCCATTACTCGATAACAATTCAAATTGATATTTATAGAAAAAATAATACAAATGACACAATGAGCTATACTATCGCAACCAAAATACAAGAAATAATAAATTTATTAAGCGCATCATCAAAACCGGACCAGCAAGAAGAACCCCAACGCCCCGATTTTCTTTATGAAAAAGAAAATCCCGGCACGGCAAAAGAAAATGAACAAGAGCAGACTGTGGATACAAACGAACAATTGAACCAAGTAGAAACGAACCAGGAACTTATCGATAGCTTCAACCCTGATAATAGTCTAGATGTACTCCTTTATAATCATCAACTTTAATATATGTTTTCTTTTGCCGTTCCGGGATTTTCTTTTTTATAAAGAAAATCGGGGAGTATAATAATCAAATCTAAGAGAATTTTTTAAATTAAAAATATTTTTAACAATAAAAATATATTTGTAAAGAGTATATAAATACAAATTAAAAATGGCTCTCGTTGTTCCTCAAGAAGTTAATTATGCTCCAATTCCATCACTTCCACCAAATACTACATCCCGTGAAATTGTTCTCCAACCTATTAATGGTGCTACTTTCTCACCTTCATCAATGATTGAAATCCAATTCCCAAATGGTCAGGGCGATTATATGGATCCTGCCTCATTGTATTATCGCTTCAAGATTACTGTATCAAATACTGGGCTTAATCCTACCGTCGCAGGAACTGATTTCTGGCGCGGAGTTCCTGCTGTTACAGGTTTCTCACGTGTTGAAACCTACAGCGGTTCACAGCTTCTCGAATCTATCAATGAATACGGTATCGTTGCGAATGATTTGATAAATATTACAATGGACCAAGCACAAAAATACGGACAACAATATAATATGGGTCTTCAAACAAACATTACAGCAAGTGCGTCTGCTGGAGATTTCTCAAATGATTATGGTCTTCCCGTTATTCCTGCTGCTAGCTCAGTTAATTTATATGTTGCTTTCCCAGTTTTAAATTGTTTATCTCAAGCTGATAAATTAGTCCCTCTCGGTAGAATGGGAAATATTATCATGAGATTTACAACAGAAACAAACGCTAACGTTCTCAAAGCTGTTACTGCAAGCACAACCTTATCATATACTATTTCTAATTTTGAGCTTTGTTACACTTCTGTAAAAATGAGTGATGAAGTTGAACAAATGCTTTACGCTTCAGGCGAGAAGTTCTACATTAAATCTTGTGGCTGGGCTTCGTCAGCAAACTCTATTTCCGCAGGTACCAACGGTCAGATCGAGTTATCTTATCCTCTTCGTTATGCATCTATTAAGTCATTATTTGCTCACTTTTCACCATCGTATACAAATGCACTTAACGGTAAATATGATTCTATTGCGCTTCAAAATACTGACATCGGAACTGGTCAAGCTCGTTATCAATTTACTGTAAATGGTGTTCCTATTCTTTCTCGTGAACTTGACACACTTTACAATCCTGCTGCAATTCTTTGCGAACTCCGAAAGGCTGTAGGTGGATTAACCAGTAAGACAAATTCAATGAGTATTACGTCCTCAGAATTCGTTATCCGTGACGGTACTCCTACGACTGCATCTAACCCTGGAAAGCATATTGTTGGTGTCAACTGCGAAACTCTTCCTGGTGCTTCTGGCTCTCTTCTTACTGGTATTTCTTCTTCTTCATCGAATATCACTTTCCGTACTCTTTGCAACGTTTCAAATCTTGTTACAGTGCTTGTTTATGTTAACTACGATTTGCTTCTCGAAGTTGACCCAGTTATGAGGTCAGTCATTGCTAAATTCTAAAGAAAATATATCATCAATAAATAGATAAACATAATGCGCTTAACAATAAACGAAGAAGAAAACAAACCATCCATCCAAAAAATTGATTTTATTTGTGATGGTGGTATTAATCCTAAATTAGATAAGTATGATTACACCAAAACACTATTTCAGAAGCACAGTTTTACGTATATCGTTGGTCGTCCTCAATCTGGTAAATCAAACCTTTTACAAAACTTTTTTAAAAAGCGTGATATGTTAAGAAAATGTTTTCACAATGTATTTTATGTGTGCCCATCATCGTCTTCTTTAAAAGATGATATATTTAATAAACTACCAGAAGAAAAACGATTCGCTGACCTTACACAAGAATCATTAGGCTCAATATTGAATGTTTGTGAAGCATCTACCAAGGAAGAGAAGAATATGATAGTTATCGATGATTGTGCAGCGTCATTAAAAGACAATGACCTAAGAAATATGTTTTTACGGCTTATCCTCAATCGAAGACATATAGGTGGCGGTGTCAGTGTTATTATTGTCTCTCAATCATATAATTTATTACCTCTTCAATTGCGAAAAATGTTAAATACATTAATTTTATTTAAACCAACATATGAAGAGATGAATTTAATTAATGAAGAAATATTTTACCAAGACAGGAAATACAGTAAGAAAATGATGGAATTCTTTTTCGACCAAAGATACAATTTTTTAACATATAATTTAGATTCAGGTAAATATTATAAAAATTTTGATAGTGTAACTATAGAGGAAGAATAAAAATGGTTCAACAGTGTTTGATTCAATCGTTTTCGTTTTTACGTGATAAATTCAGTTATGCAGACGCATGTAAGTATATTGAATACGAAACTTTAAAAAATCCTAATGTTAAGTTTACTAAAAAAATAATAACTAAAAAATATTATAAATTCATACGATGTAAACCAAACATAGCAATGAAGAGATTTGAAAACCTTGATAAAGTTACATATTCATATGCAGTAGGATATACCATCGTTGGATATTACAGCCTTCCGGATTCTCAGTTAGAAGAAGATGAAGAAGAAGAAGAACAAGAAGAAGAAGAAAATTCTCAGTCACTTATAGATATGAATCATCAAACAATACAATCCGTTTTGATACCTCGTGAACGTTATTCTTTGGATGAGGCTATTGACTACATAAAAGAGCATTTTAAATTTAAGAAAGTAGATATTACACCGAAATATTACCGTTTTAGACAGTATCAACCAAAATATTTAACTAATAAATTACATTTAAATAATGTGATGACGTCAACAAACAAAGAGACAGGTATAAAGTTAATAATATTCTTTAAACAAGACATCATTTTTCCAGACATTTAAAACGGTGAAAACCCGACGTCAAACAAGATTTGACATTGGTAAAATAAGATTTTACCGACCAATTATTTTTTTATCTTTGTTAATATTATAAGAATAATATAATGCCCTCAATTTTAAAGAAAGAATTCGGTAAAGTAGACCAATTTTTTAAAAAGAATGTTGCAAGACCAGTAAATAAGTTTTTCAAGAAAGGCGGACAAGCTGAGCAAGCTGTAAGAGGTACCGCTGATTTATTGGGCCGTGGTGCTAATCTTGTCGGTTCAGGTTTGAAAGTCGCAAATAATATTGTCAATACTGCCGCGAATAGCCCATACGGTGCTGCCTTGGCTCCTGCTTTAGGCGTAGCACGAGGAATTTTAGGCTCTGCAGGAGCTATAACTAACATCGCGAAAGAAGGATCAGGAGTTTTAAGAGGTCTCGCAAGTGCTAAAGGTGCAAAGCAAATTACACAGAGTACATTAGAGGCTGCTAAAAGAATGGAGAAAGACAGCAATAAAATTAATTTTGCTTAAGCATGAAATACATATTTAATTTTTTATCTCAGTATTGTTTAGAAAGATATAAACAAATGCCAAGAAGTTATAACTTAGTTTTAAACTCAACATCATATTTATCACAAAACACGGTTTCAAGTACTGTGTATAATGTAGATTGGGGATTTTTGCCCGAAGGTAAAGAATTTGAGTGTTCATTTTCGTTTCATTCAATTAATTGTACAGTTGACGCATCTTCATTAATACAGCTCTATATATATTTCGGTGGTCAATCAACATCATATACCGCAAACGGATCCAATGGATATCAACAGACTGCAATGATTGGGACATTACACAGTCAGAGCGTTACAGCAACCGGCGGAGGAAATCAAAATATATTACAGACTGATTGGACTAATAACCCTCCTTTTTATCTTCGCTCAAGACCTACAACAAATCAATTCGGTGTCCAATTATTAACAAACACAGGCGCTTTATTCGCTCCTGCTGGTGCAATGTCAAATTATATTTTAACACTCCACTTCGAGGAAATTTAAAGCAAGGATAAGGGAAAACTCTTCGTTTTCCCTTTAAATCCCATTCAGCTTGTTTAATTATTTTCTTCTTTTTTGTGATCCTTTTTACTTTTTTTTAAAAAAAGAAAAAAGATCTTTGCAAAACCTCCAGGCTGATATTTTAACCTAAGAATAAGTTTGTTTTTCTTTTGCATCCTTTTCTTTTTATTTTCTAAATAGAAAGAAAAGATAAAAATGAGCTATTTAGATAAAGCAACACAAGACCAAAGCCTTAACGGAATTATAACGCTAACAGATGGATTTATTGAGATATCAAACGGAGATATATCAGGATTAACAGACCTTGATTTATCAGGAAATTTAACAGTAGGAAACGATGTCTTAATTGACCATAACATAACAATTCAAAATGACGCTGTGATAAACAATGATTTAACTGTTACAGGGTCATTATCAGTTGGTGGTGTTGTTGAGAACTTTGACACTGTGATAAATAATAAAACTTCATCGAACTATAATCAATCAAGATACATAAACAATAAGACAATAAATAACAATAATATAAATTGTACTAATATTATTAATCAAAATTTAACAACAAAAAATATAAAATGTAAGAAAATTAATACCGATAAATTAATTATTAAGCAAGTCAAACCAATCAATTCAACCGATACAGGACAAATAGGAGAGATACGCTTTGATTCTGATTATATATATGTTTGTATAGGTGCGAATTCATGGAAAAGGGTTCAAATAAATCTCTTTTGATATTGTAGAATACAATGAGCGCAACTTATACAGATTTAAGCGTTACATCAACAGCAACAATTAATAACGTAAATGCTACTACCATTAACTCAACTACTTTAACAGCTAGCGATTCAACAATTACCAATTTAATTACTGATACAATCGTTTCGGGTTCTTCTGGTACTGTTAATATTGGTGATTCAAATGATTTAATAAATATCGAAGGTTCTACAATTAATATCGGCATAACTGGAGGCACTGTAAATTTATTAGGTACAACGACATATATTGATACAACAAATACAAATATTAAAGACAATTTGATAACATTGAATAGCGGCGGCTGGGATGCAACGTGTATCGGGTCAGGTATTGAACACTCTGGTTCACTTGGAGTTATTAAAGCATCATTAAAGCTTGATAATAATTTAGACTATATAATTTCGTCCACTAATAATAAATTAACGGTTGATAACTTAAGCACAACCAATATAACCGGTGTTTCATCGATTTCATCAACTTCAGCGACATTAAATACACTTGTTGTCAATGGATACGCACAGCTTAAAGGCGATGTTTTATTGGGTGATTCTGCTGTGGATACATTGACCGTAAACGCAACGGCAAATTTTGAAAATTCTATGGATTGCAACGGAATAACAAATACAGGAACAATTACAACAACAAATGTAGTAGCAACAGGATTAGCAGGAGCTTTAACAACAGCATCACAGACAGCAATTACAAGCGTAGGAACATTAACATCATTAACAGTATCAGGAAATTTAACAGTGGACACTAATACGTTGAGAGTTGATTCTACAAATAATAGAGTCGGAATAAATAAAACTACACCAGCAGTTCCGTTAGATGTGGTAGGAAACACTGTAATAACAGGCAATTTAACGGTAAGCGCAAATATTGGAGGAACAAATATAAGCGGAACCTTAACAACAGCAGCACAACCAAATATAACAAGTGTAGGAAATTTAACGTCTTTACAAAATACTACAGGAACGGCCCAATTTGGAACCACCGGGACAAATCTTTATATTGATAATACCACAAATAAAATCGGCTTTGGTACAGGGTCAACATTAACAGCCGCTGAGAAGGTTGAAATTATTGGTGGGTTAAAAGTAGATAGTTTAAACTTATCATCTTTTACGCCTTCAACATTGAATACGACTACTTTGAATGTTTCAGGTGTGTCAACATTGTCAGGAAATACGACAGTAGGCACAACATCAGCAGATACATTACAAGTAAATTCAACACCTACATTTTCACAGTTATGCCTATTGAATGGTGGTGCCGATATATTGCCACGTTATGACAGTGGATGGTTTGCAGTCTCAATAAATACAAGTTATACACTAACATTACCGTTCACAGTAAATTTCGCAAGACCGCCACAATTTCAAATAATATTCTCGACAACTAGCACGGGCATTATTGGGAATGGAACGGGAACAACTCAGTTTGTAGGCGATATAACTTCACAAGGTGTAAATAGTGGATATAATCAATCTTATGCGATTCGATATTCATCAAGTTCATCAGTAATTTTAAGAACTGCTACTACCGCAGTTGCATTAGGATTTAATGGGGCGACGGGATTATTGTACAATACTGGATATTATCGAGTTTACGCACGTTAAAAGAAAATTCAAAATGTTAAGAAAAAATCAATAAGTTAAAAATATGACTTAAAAAAAATGTTGTATAAATATATGAGAAAGAAAAAATGCACATTGACAACATTAACCGATTATTGGAAAAGTTAGAGAAAACTGATTTCCTCAAGATTGAAAAGGAGCATATCGAAAAAATGCAAAAAGAAATGAAGAAAGAACGCAATAAACGATACTATGAAAATTATAAGTCAAGAATTCGAGAAAAAAACAATATCGCAGGTCAAGAAAGATATGAGAATGATGAAGAATTTAGACAAAAGAGAAAACAATACAATCGCGAGAGATACTTACGACAAAAGATTAAGGCAGAAATTGATAACAGCCGTAAATATGATGAAGCGCAAGGAAACGAGCCACCCGTTCCGGGATATGCCTCTGCCCGGTTCCTTTGCAAAACCTCCAGGCCCAGTATAGAAGAGGCTGAATACAAAATATTAATTGATACCTTTCTCGCACAAGACAACGAAGATGATATTTTATAAATTATAATTTTGGAGAGTCTAAGAGAACCTTTTTAAAAAGGTTCTTTTAAAATGTTAAGAAAAAATTAACACATATTTTTTTTATTTAATTTTGTTTTAAGTTTAATTTTGAACTTAAAAAAATATCTTATATATATAATAGAAAGAAAATAAAAGCAAAAGTAGAAATGAGCACATCTCAAAAATTCACATACAAGGGCAAAGAGTACCTTATCAAGAAAGGCAAGGAATACACCGCGACTTATAAGAAGTACCAGCGTGAGCAGGTAAAAGCCGCGAATGGAGAGATGAAAATGACAGCTGAATCAGATTATATTTACGACGCTACAACTGAGCGATTTGTTGTGAAGAAGCGTTATATTAACTCACGTAATGGAGGATTAAAAGCTGAATTCGCAAAGAAAGGCTATAAGCTTAACCAATTCGGGAACATTGAATCGCCTAGCCTGGACCCAAAACAAAACCACATTATTTTTATTCGCTTTGAAGTTATTGCGACGAAGAAGGAAGATACCATTGATGGAAGAAAAGTTGATGTAGATTATCAAATGACTTTTTTGAATGAAGATGGAATTTTACGATTCAACAATGCAACAAAAGACGAAGTTATCAACAAATATATCCTCCGTGAAAAAAACAGAATTGTGAATCTCTTAGCATATTACGATAAAGTTAAAGTCGTGGTACAAGCGTTTTATGTTGACACTATTCGCGATACTGATTGGGAAGATGTCAAAACCGTTAAGATGTTTGGTTGTTCATCGTTAAACTTGTCAAGCCCTGCGATTGGTGCAATTCACGACGGTCAAGACACTAACGATTGTGTGCCTCGTGCAATTCACGAGCATTTAAAGCAAGTTATTAAGAAAATCACGATTGAAGACGTCTTAGAGAGACTCAATACATCAGTTAAGTACCATGATGACAATTTATTATCAACTATCTTAAGTGGTTATGACTCCGAACAGGTTATGAGAGTATTCACGTACTATAATATACCCTGTTATGCGTTAGACCATCGTCGCAAGTGCTTTTTGAACAATTTAGAAATGCTCACTCATGTTGACCACCACTTTAAAAGCTTTGTTTATATGTGCTGGAATCAACATATGTACACTATTGAGAACGACGAAATTCGACGAAGCATTTTTCGAAGTGAAAACAAAATGAAGATTGGGAGTAAGGTATCATGTAAAACAAGCAAAACTGTTGAAGAAATTCCTATGGTGTTGTATGAGGGAAAGGATATTAAGAAATTAAAGGAAGCTCTAACAAATGCCGAAGAACCCTCACATTTTATATGTTCGTATTCTAAAGTCAATGTAGTAAATCAGCTATTTTTTGATGAGCTCCAAAAAGGTACAATCCACGATGACCAACCAAAACGCAAGGATTTAAAAATATTCGAGAATGTCGTTACTCGTTTTCGGTATGATGACCACGTTATAGAATATCAACCTGCGTATACTAACATTAAGAACATTGTGAACCGCCTGAATGAACCGTTAGAAGAGACGAACAAAAAACTTATCAAAAAGCAAACCAATGCACTCAATGAAATCACAAGAGTTCTTCAGAAGCATCGTGAGAAGCTTACACAACTCCGTGAACTTAATCAAGACAAGTCAACACGGAAGAAGATTGACAAGGTAACAGAACTTATCCAGAAAAAAGAGGCTGAACAGACTGAGCTTGAAAAGAAAGAAATAAAGCTTGAAAAACTGTACAGCGTGAGAAATACAACTTTTCACGGTCTTGCAATGCAGTACTTTGAGCGCAATTTTGGGCTTGAGCAGTCTCAATTTGGAGCGCATGGGCGGATTGTCTTCGATTCTCCGCTCAACAGTGCATTTAATGAGTTCTGGGAGTATCCCGAAAATCTTGATGAGTGCCATGCATACGATATCAGAAAGCAATACTCGAGCTTATTAATGAAGAATAATCTTGGATGGTCCGTTTATTCTCCCATGGATGAAATAAAAGAATTCAACGGGAAGCTCCAAGAAGGCTTTTATTTTGTCAAAACTTCTAACTACTTCCCAATGAAAGGAGACGGGTGGTACAGTGGAGAGGCGCTTATTGAATATGTAGCAGATAATATTATTCAGTTGAGCGATATCACACATGAGTACGTACCAACCAATACAATGAAGGGTAATTATTTTGAAGAGTTCGTGAATGATGTATTTAATAAGTATTTTGGAGACAATGCAAAAACAGCAATTAATGCTTTTATTGGAACCTTGAGAATTGACAAAGTCTCCCAAAAAAAGAACTACTTCTTTAATGATATTGACAGCGTATTCCGTCATATGGGTTCAGCAAAAGCAACATTCAATATTATCGAGAAGAAAGGTAAGGAAAGTCAAAACGGAAATATCAAAGCCGAAAACATCGCTGCTTTTCATGTTATTGAGGAGTCGAGTTTTTCGAATGTTTACACTTCATCACCTGTCCACCGTAAGATTTATGATATGGCTGCCCTTCAATGCTGGCGATTGGTCAAGGCTGTGGGTGGTGTTGAATACTTGTGGGGAATTCGAACAGATGCCTTATTCTTCAATGGGGGTATTCGACTTGAACCAAATGAACACGAGAAACCTATTGGAGGCTTTCGACATGAGAGAATTAAGGAAGAAAAAGAATGTAATTTTAAGCGCGGTCAACCTCGTACATTGGAATTAATCCTTCCCGAGAAGCAATGGAACGATGTAAACGGTGATATTGATATATCTCAAGGATGCTTAACGACGGGCCACGCAGGTACTGGTAAATCATATAATGCGAAACAATTAATGAATAAGCTCAATGAACAAAAGATTAATTATGCTGTATGCGCACCTACAAAAGCCGCTGCGATGTTGTTGATATCTGGAAAGACAATCCATAACTTATTCGGATTTGATGTGAATAAACCTGTTGTGAACTATAGTATTTTAAAGCAATTAATGGTTGAGGGAGTCAAAGTAGTTTTTGTTGATGAAGTGAGTATGATTAATGCAAATATATGGGGACTCATGCTAAAAATAAAACAACATACAGGATTTACATTCTATGGATATGGTGATGCCGCTCAATGCGCTCCAGTTGGAGAAGAAAAGGTTTTTCATCACTATCTTGACTCCGCTCTTTGTCATGAACTGTTTGATGGCAACAGAAAAAAGTTAACAGTAAATCACCGCTGCAAAAATGACCCCGAATTCGCAATACTGAATATGGAATTTATGAAGGCCCGTGAAGGTAAGCGAATTGATGCAAGTAAATTCGGAACGAAGGTGTGTGATAGGGCTATAGCGTTTACAAATTATAGATGCGGTAAGCACAACGAGCTGATGATGAATAGATATAAGAACGACGATTCTGTGAAGGTTGGACAAATGTACATCTATGAAGGACTTCCAGTGATAGCAAATAAGAATTCTTCGCTATGGTCTAACAACGAACAATTTACTATTAAGTCGTACAATGCAAAGGTAATCAAAGTGGAGAGCGTCCATGATGAACGAGAGCTAGATATAAATAGAGATGTATTTGGTAAATTCTTTGAACCTGCATACTGTACCACTGTTCATAGTGCTCAGGGACAGACGTTTAACTTTGAATATACCATTTATGAATATAATTGTATGTCAACTAACGTCCTTTACACAGCCCTAAGCAGAACAACCAAACGAGAATTTATTAACTTGGTAGGCATGGAGGTTAGGGATTCAGTTGTTTATTGTTATGTCGACTTGACCAATAACAAACGGTATATTGGGTCAACAGTCGATTGGGAACAAAGACAACGACAGCATTTGGAAAGTGATGCAACCGACGCCTTCCACAAGGCACTAAGACAGAAGGGAATTGAGAAGTTTGAAGTGTTCATTGTGTTTAAAGGGATGATGAATGAACGGGAGCTCATACGAAGAGAACAGTATTTTATTAATAGATATAATACTATCGAACGAGGCTATAACACAAAACGAGCAACTTTGCAATAAACAAGACGAATTATTTTTATCAATATAATATAAATGACAACATTGAAAGATTTATATTATAATCCTCAAACAGGATTTTCGGGAATTAATAAGTTATATGAGAGAGCAAGGCGAGACGGAATGCAGGTTAAAAAAAAGGATGTCATCAACTTTTTGAATGGAGAAGAAGGAAAGAAGGTATTGATATGGCTAATATCATTGAGGATAAGCGTAGGCGGGTTAAATTCGTGTAGGTAAGTACTGAGAGCTTGCGCTCTGGCAACCTAGAGCTGTAGGCTGTAAGTACAGAACTTAAATTCATCATCTATTTAATCACCCCAAACGCAAGCAACACAAGGACAATATCGCGCGAGAAGATTGAAGCAAGCAACAACGGGGAGAAACTATTTTTATAATTTAATTTTGAATGACAAATTCAACATATCCAATCTATCCACCCAAAAGGGGGGGGTATCCAAATTTTTCGGACTTTTTTCACAATGAATCGGATGAACTTTTTTTTTTCAACATAAATATCGCGATGAGTATCGTGATTTTTGAACCTGGGGATAATAAGTTATGATGAT